ATTCTCGGTTTAACGCGATGTATGAACAGATTTTGGAAGAACAAGAGTTTGCCCGTGACCTCAAAGCCAAGAAAGACAGAGACAACGCATGGCAACACGAACACCGCAAAGAAATACACAAAGCCAAGCTGGTGTACGCAATAGCGGTGACGATCGGACTGATAGAAATAATTGGACTGTATTTGACTCTATGAAAGAATTTTGGTTTTGGGTTGTCATCGTCACGCTCATCATCATTGCGTTGATGGGCCTGTCGTTCTTGGCCGTCTATCAGAGCAAGCAGCTAAAAAAGACCGAGGCCATTTTGTTGCGTGCCGAAGAACGCGAACGTAAACTTGAAAGGAAGAAAGATGAATGATTTACTCAATCTACTCAAAGGCATCGCGCCGACACTGGCGACAGCCGTTGCAGGCCCGCTGGGTGGCGCTGCCGTTAGCGCTCTGGCTGCTAAGTTTGGTGTGTCTGACAGCGTTGAGGCTGTGGCAAAAGCTATCGCTGGCGATCCAGAGGCAGCAGCAAAGCTCCAAGAGCTAGAGCTGGAGTACGCCAAACTGGACAACGAAGACCGTGCAAGCGCACGCGCGATGCAGATCGCAGCGCTCCAGCAAGAGGATTGGTTTGCCAAGAATTTTCTTTATATTTTCACGTCCGTCTGGTCCATTTTTGCAATGGTCTACTTTGCCTTCGTGACGTTTGGCACCGTGGCAGAGTCAGGCATCCGCATGGCCGACACCATCCTTGGCGTTCTGATTGGCACTGTGCTGACCGGCTTCTTTAACTTCTTCTTTGGCTCCAGCAAAGGCTCCAAAGACAAAACCGATGCTCTTATGAAAGGCGCAAAATGAAAGACAACTTCGACACCGCCCTGAAGGCCGTCCTCCATCACGAAGGCGGTTTTGTAAATCATCCAGAAGACCCCGGTGGTATGACCAACCTTGGCGTGACCAAGAAGGTCTGGGAAGAGTGGGTTGGACACGAGGTGGACGAAAAATCCATGCGCGCACTGACCCCTGAGGTTGTGGGTCCGATGTACCGCAAGAAATACTGGGACAAAATTCGCGGCGACGACCTGCCTGAGGGCGTGGACTACGTTGTGTTTGACGCGGCCGTGAACAGCGGCGCGGGCAGAGCAGCAAAGTGGCTGCAGTCTTGCGTGGGCGTCGAGCCCGATGGCGGTATTGGCCCCAAGACGCTGGCCGCTGTGGCTTCGTTTGAGCCTAAGAGCTTGGTCGAAGATTATGGCAAGAGACGCTTGTCGTTTTTAATGGACCTGCCGCACTGGAGCACGTTTGGAAAAGGCTGGACCCGTCGCGTCACAGAGGTGGCGTCCGTGGCTGGCAACATGACGGCCTGACGACGGCTTTCCAAAATGCCCTCCGAGCCCTATAATTCCCGCAACAACGCGCCTGCTGGACCAGCGGCTTCATAACCAACTGGAGTCCCAATGTACACGATGACGTACAGCAGCTTGCTGGAAGATGTGCGCCGCTATCTTGAGCGCGGCTTTACCGCCGAGAGCGATCAGATTGTCTACGAGCAACTGCCCCGCTTGGTAACACTGGGCGAGCGCCGCATCTCTCGCGAGCTCAAGATTCAGGGCTTCATCCGCGCCGTTCAAACCCCCCTCCAAGTCGGCGTGGCCACATACCGCAAGCCAGACCGCTGGCGCGATACGGTGAGCATGACAATCAACGGGGTGCCAATTTTTGCGCGCTCGTATGAGTACTGCCGCAACTACTGGCCCGATGAGGCTGAGACTGGTGTCCCGCAGTTTTACGCCGATTACGACTACAACCACTGGTTGATCACGCCCACACCGATTGCCGCAAGCACGCTGGAGGTGATGTACTACGAGCAGCCTCGCTTTTTGGGCGAGGACTTTCAGACCAACTGGATCACCGAGTACGCGCCCGACCTGCTGCTGTACGCAACGCTGCTGGAGGCCACGCCGTTTTTGAAAAAGGACGAGCGCATGGCCACGTGGCAACAAATGTACGACCGCGCTGCGCAAGCGCTCAACGGCGAGGACTTGAAGAAAATCATGGACCGAAGCGCCCAAAGGACTGAAGCATGACCACATATACCGACGTTTTTGGCGGCGCAAATATATTTCCAAGCGAGATCGACTACAGCGCGATTGCGCTTGCCGCCGACACCACGCTAAGCTGGCCGGAGGAAACCTCAACCAGCCAGAACCTGGCCACCAAGATCATGGACGTCACACCGGCGTCCGCGGGCCTGTCGATCACGCTGCCGCCTGCAAACGGCACAGGTACCGGCCAGACCATTCTGTTCAACAACCGCGGCGCATCGACGTTCACGGTCAAGCGCGCCGATGGCGTGCAGGTCGTCACGATTGCATCTGGCACGCTGTGGCAGGTCTACCTGACCGACAACAGCACAGCGGCGGGCACGTGGGTGGCGCTTCAATACGGCGCGTCGACCTCGCAGGTCAACGCCTCATCGCTGGCTGGAAACGGCATCGTGGCCACCGGCACGCTGCTTTCCCAGTCTGTGCCCGTCACGGAGTTCAACAGCAACTACACGGCCGGCACGCAAGACCGCGCTCGAATGTTTGTCTGGACTGGCGCAGGCGGCACGCTGACCCTTCCGGCCCCCACCACCGTCGGAAACGACTGGTTTTGCTACTTGCGCAACTCGGGGTCTGGTGCAATCGTGGCGGACCCAACGGGCACCATTTTGATTGATGGGGGTGCAACGCTGTCGTTTCAGCCTGGCGATTCGGCCATCATTGTCTCGGACGGCGCGAACTACTACACGATCGGTTTTGGCCAGTCGGCCACGTTTGCGTTTGACTACACCTCAATCAACGTTGCAGGCTCTGGAAACTACACGCTGACCGGCACCGAGCTGAATCGGATTGCATACTCATTTACTGGTGTGCTGACCGGCAACCGGACAATCATTGTTCCCGCCACCGTGCAGCAATATTGGGTGACCAACGCCACGACGGGTGCGTACAACTTCACCATCAAAACCTCGGCAGGATCTGGCGTTTTGGTGGCCTCCGGCTCTCGATCAATTCTGTACTGCGATGGCACCAACGTGGTCAACGCAGACACGGGTGGCTTGGCTGTGCCCATTCAAGTCTCCGACGGCGGTACCGGCGCAACAACGGCAGGTGCGGCTCGTATTAACCTTGGTGCAACCGCTGTGGGCGATGCGGTGTTTACGGCGGCTGACGGAAACGCGGCCTACGCTGCCTTGGGCGTTGCGCCTTCGGGTGTTGTGGTGGGCGGGACCTTCTGATGCCAACGCAAATCCTGCGCTCTCAGCCTGGCATCAAACGCGACGGCACAAAGTTCGACGGTGATTTTTACACCGACGGGCAGTGGGTTCGTTTCCAACGTGGCCTGCCTCGCAAGATTGGCGGGTACCGCTCAATCTCCAAGTACCTCACGGAGATTTCACGCGGCTTCATGAGCTTTACGCAACAACTGTTGCAATATTGCCACAGTGGAGGCCCGAGCACGCTTGAGCGTTTCACCATCGATGCCAGTAAAAACGCCAGCCTGATCACCAACCGCACACCGGTGGCTGTGGCTGCGACGGGAACGGTGACGCTCACGGGCGGGGCAGCGGGCTCCGTTAACGGCATCACGGTCAACGGCGTGCAGATCATGTCCGGAGCGGTGTCCTTCACCACGGACTTGGCAACCACGGCAACGGCTGTGGCGACAAACATTAACCTGCATGTGTCGGTACCAAACTACACCGCCGTGGCCGTTGGCCCTCTGATCACCATCACTGCTGTGACGGCTGGCGTGGCCACAAACGGGTATGCGGTCGTGGCGACGGCTACCACCATCACGGTCACCGACACCGACATGGTGGGCGGCTCTGATGCGCTTACAGCCTCGGACGCCAACAAGTGGATGTTCCAAGCGGTCTTTGATTCATCGACACAGTACAACGCGCTTCTTGCTCACGTCTCGCCCAATGGACGCTGCTTGTGCAACGACGTGGGCGGACAGATTTTCTACGGCGACTTGCTTGGCACTGCGCCTTTGAATAGCGTCCAACTTCCCGCCGGCGCCAACGCAACGGGCGGGATTGTGGCCCTGCACCCCTACCTCTTTTACTACGGCACCGCTGGCATCATTGGCTGGTCTGTGGCTGGGGAGCCAACCGATCTGACGGGCTCAGGCTCTGGTATTGCCCGCGTGTGGAGCCAAAAGATCGTCAAAGGCATGCCGCTGCGTGCCGGCGCTGGCTCGGCCCCTGCGGGCCTGTTCTGGGCCTACGACGCGGTTATTCGTGCCACGTTTAGCGGCGGCGCCACCGTTTTTCAGTTCGACACAATCGCCACCGATACATCAATCATGTCTGCCGACTCCGTGGTGGACTACGACGGCGTTTTCTTTTGGGCCGGCGTGGACCGGTTCTTCATGTTCAACGGCGTGGTGCGCGATGTGCCCAACCAGATGAACATCAACTATTTCCTTGAAGGCTTGAACCCCCAGCAGCACAGCAAGGTGTTTGCTTGGAAGGTTCCGCGCTTTGGTGAGATTTGGTGGGCGTACCCCAAAGGCGATGCAACTGAGTGCACGCATGCCGTGATCTACAACGTGCGCGAGAACACTTGGTACGACACCGCGCTGCCAACCTCTGGTCGATCAGCGGGCGGATACAACAACGCCTTCATGGCCCCGATCTTGGTGGACGCGGTACCAACCGCCAGCGGCTACCGCACTTGGGTGCATGAGCAGGGCGTCGACGAGATCGACGGCACGCTTGCCGCGCCCATTCAGTCGTACTTTGAAACGGCCGACCTGTCCTCAGTTGCTCAAGGCCAAGATGGGTACCTGCGTATCAGCACGATTGAGCCCGACTTTGTGCAAAACGGCCCCATGACCGTGCAAATTACCGGACGAGCGAACGCGCGCGCGCCTGAGGTGTACAGCTCAATTTTTACGTTCCCAGAGCAGGCCGACCAACCGTTCGAGCAAATCGTCATGCTCAAAGAGCAGCGCCGCGAGTTGCGTGCCCGCTTTGAATCCAACGCTTTGTACGGCGACTACCAGATGGGCCAGATCATTGCGCACATTGAGTCTGGCGACAGGACGGTGCTGGGATGATGATCACGATGCCGACCGGAATGGAGCTGCTCGACTGGGCATCTCAGGTCATCATTGATCTCGATTCCTACGGCTCCTTTGGTCGCTTGGACAACCCAAATGACTGGCAGGACTGGGGCATGCAGTTTTTGAATAACACCACGATCGGTCGAAACTTGCCGATTCCCTACGGATTTACAGACTGGAAAGATTGGGCCGAAAGGCTTGTTGGAGCACTATCATGAATCAAAATATTTTGAACGGCATTCAAGGCAAACCAGAGGTCATGCAAGCCGTCAGCATGGCCGCTCAGGAAATGCTCAACGACCCAGACATTGATCGCAAATCGGTTGAGCAGATGATTCGGATGCTCGAGTTTGTGATGCAAAACCCAGACTCGTACAACGAGTTCCGCCAGACCGCCATTCAGGGCGGCATGCTTGATCCAGAGGACCTGCCGGAGCAGTTCAGCTCTGAAATGCTGACTGTGGTTCTTTTGGCGCTTAAAGTGGTGCAGCAGCAAATGGCCGATGGCGGCCCAGGCTTTGCCCGTGGCGGTCTTAACAGAATTGCGCAGATGGGCCGCCGAGGCGATTCGGAGCTGGCGCACATCAACCCGTTTGAGCGACGCTTGCTTGAGTCTTACGGCGGGTCGGGCACCATCAACCCAAAAACCGGTTTGCGTGAGTTCGGGTGGTTTAAAAAAGCATTTAAGGCGATCGCTCCTGCCTTGCCGATTATTTTGGCAATTGCAGCCCCTGGTGTTGGGATTGGTCTTGGCTCTGCTTTGTCCGGTGGTGCCTTGGCCGGTAATGCGGCCGGCATGCTGGGCAGCGCCGCGATCGGCGGCCTAAGCTCTGCTGCATCCGGTGGTGACGCGCTGCAGGGGGCAATTGGTGGCGCTCTTGGCGCAGGCGGGGCGTCTGCACTTGGCGAAGGCGTCAGCAATGCGCTTGGCGCCAACTTGGGGAGCACAGCGCAAAACGTGCTGGGCAGCTCACTTGCAGGCGCAGCGCAAGGCTCTTTGAGTGGGCAGGGTTTATCTTCTGGCGCGTTGCAGGGCGCTCTTGGGGGCTACACGGGCAGCACGCTCGCAGACGCAGCCAGCGGCGTGGATGGCGCACTGGGGGCGGGTCTGAA